GCTTTCCAATCTCTTCAGGAACTCCATCTGGTTACAATACGACAAATGCTTTCACGGTAGGTCCACAAAGCACCTGGAGATCCATCCAGACTGGCTCAGCTGTTATATCTGCTCCTGCCTACATTGGCTATGACTTTGGAACTAAGAAGGCTTGGACTGCAACTCCTTCACCATCCGAGCGCTACTATCCTGGCGCTCCTGTCCGGGTACAGATCTCTACGTTAACCATCAAGCAGTCCGCCGATCCTAACATGCGAGCGCTCCAACTGAGAGTTGAGGCCTCAGATGATGGACTGACTTGGCAGCGTGTTGACGTGTTGTCAGTACCTTCTACAAGCTCAACAGTAACACTTGGGATCCGCTCCGTCGCTCCATTCAACAAGTGGCGCCTGGTTCCTACCTTCTTTGCTGGGGTTGCAAGTAACTCTCCTTGGGAGATCTTAGAGATCCACCTGCTCGAGAGCACCCAGCTCTCGCTTGACAATATCGAAGACTATGTCCTGCTTGAGAACCGTGACCGAGCTTACTGTCATTCTTCTACGTTGCTCAAGTGCACGTATGACCTGCTTGATGTCCAGTCAGAGCTGGCAAAGTTTGGCATCACACTTCCTCAGACCTACATCTTCACCTGCAGCTTTGCTGACATGATCGTCATCCTTGGTCGTCCTGTGGTGATTGGAGACATCGTTGAGCTACCAGGTGAGATCCAATTCGACCCTAACTTGAAGCCAGTCAGAAAGTGGCTGGAGGTGACTGACGCTGGTTGGAGCACAGAAGGGTATACTCCAAACTGGCGCCCAAACTTGTTCAGGTTCTATGCACAACCAATCATGCCATCGATCGAACACAAGGACATCCTTGGCGTCCCAGGCCAGGTAAACGTTGCCGAGTCGGACAATGACTTCTTGAGCCAGTTGTTACAGAATGATCAGGCCTTCCAGTCTACTAAGGCAATCAAGCAACAGTCTGAAGATTTAGTTCCTCAGACCGGTGAAGATCCACAGGACATCCAGTCTAGTCAAGCCTTGAATGGAATGCCAGGTTCTTATGATGGAAATGACCTGTACGCTGAGGACGCGATCCCGCCAAGTGGTGCTCCTTACACCGTAGGAGATGCTATTCCAACCACTGAGGTTGGCGGTGGCCCACTGCTTGATGGACACTATCACCGTCAGACCTATGCACTGGTGAATGCGGCGATCAGACCGCCTGACCGGCTCTTGAGATATTTCACCAAGACTGGTCGCTGGACCGTGATTGAGGTCAATTCTCGTGATGTTCCACAGTCACACAAGAAGACGATCGCCTCCTTCTTGGCATCACCTAACAGCATGAACCCGGACATGAAACCATGAAGCTGAGCGAGATCTTACATGAAGACCAGTTGACTGAGCTTAACTTGAAGCATGCGCTAGCAGGTGCAGTGCTTGGCGCTGCGGTAGGAGCTGGAGCCGTTGGAGCTGCTCACCATCAAGCCCCTACTCATAAGGTAGTAAAGCAGTCTCAACCACAGCAAGAAGAGTTTCGAGTGAAGAAGCTGACCAAGTTAGTCCTTGACAAGTATCACCACAACATCAAGCCACAAGAAGCTGAGAAGGTAGTCAAGCTTGTAATCAAGCATGAGAAGCCAACCTTCTCAGCTGAGGGCCTGTTAGCTTTGATCGGCATCGAGAGCAGCTTTGACAAGAATGCCAAGTCCAAGCTGAAGGCTGACCCAGCTATCGGACTGACCCAGATCCGACCAAAGTTAAATGGGCTTAATCCTACTGACATTCAAGGTAATGTTGAGAACCAGATCAAGGTGACAGCTGTCAAGATGGACCACCTGGTAAAGCGCCTTGGTAATGAGCAAGATGCTTTACACGCTTACAACGTAGGGATCAAGAATGTCCTACACCCTGACCGAGAAGGTGCTAAGTTGAACCCAGAATACTTTAAGCGCTGGAAGTCAGAGATCAACCGCTATATTTAGGACCTAACACCATGATCCGACATTACTATTACGCGAAACAACTAAAGTCCTGTATTTTGGGCTTCAGCAACGTCTTTGCTGGCCTTCAAGTTGTCGGTGGCCTTGATGGAGCCGGAAATCCAGTTGTCATGGATGTTCCAGTTCGCTATGGATCTACCGACCGTGTGACTGCTGCCCTCGCCGCTGGTAATACCCAGAACAAGTTACACACTATTCCTATGATGTCCAGCTACATGACTGGACTTGAGCTTGCTCCTGACCGTATGCATGGGGTAAACCAGGTAAACAGTAGAAACTATCTTGAGCAAGGTGGGATCTTCCCTGATGATCTCAAGACGATGCAGCGTGTCATGCCAATCCCTTACAACATGCAGATGGAGCTTGCGATCTATGCCTCCAACACTGACCAGATGTTTCAGATCCTTGAGCAGATCCTCATGTTATTCGACTACAACCTGCAGCTTCAGTTCAATGATGCTCCATTTGACTGGACCAGGATCACTTCATTGCTATTGACTGGCATCCAGAATGAGGAGAACTATCCAATGGGTGTTGATCGAAGGGTCATAGTGTGGACGCTTAACTTTGAGATGCCGATCTGGTTGTCTCCACCATTACAGGTCAGGACTGATGCGATCAAGAGCATCGCGGTACGCATTGGAGACCTAGCTGCCTTAACGCTGGATGAGGTTGATGCAAATGGTAACTTGGTACCATTCAGCACACCAGACTATGTCTCATTTATAGTCAGTGGATACCAAGCAGGATCATTTGTGGTTGGGATCACGTACAGCATTGCAACGATCGGTAATACTGACTTCACGCTCATTGGGGCCTCAGCTAACACCGTTGGCTTAACTTTTACCGCAACTGGAGCCGGTACAGGAACTGGAGTGGCAACATTGGTCTCAACACCTGTCACCTTGATCACTCCACCAGATCCTGGAAACACCCAGATAGCTCATCCTGGCGGCGGAGCAGAATGATCTCAGGAAAATGTGGGTTTTCTGACACTTTGGGATAAATAACAGCATCAAGTAAGCACTCAAGCTTTTAAGGAGAATATCATTGCTACCCTAAGCCAAGCAGGTATCGCCGGTGTAGGAAACGGCGTCCTAATGCCAAAGTTAAAGAACAAATACCGCGTGACCTTCGCAGGCCTTGGTGGCTCGATTGGTGCCAGCGCTGCAGTACCAAATGACATATCGATGCAGGTTGTCACCTTCACTCGTCCAAGCCTGTCCTATGAAGAGATCCAACTTGACCGTTACAATACTCGAGTTTATGTAGCTGGTAAGCACACCTTTGAGCCTTGCCAGATGACGGTAGAAGATGACATCACCAACCGTGCTTCTCAAGCGATCCAAACACAGCTTGAAGCTCAGCAACGGTTGATCGGTGCTTCTGGTCCATGGTTGAACACTGCTGCAACTGCGTTCAACTACAAGTTTGGTATGAAGCTGGAGATGCTGGATGGTAATGAAGCAGTTACTGAGCAGTGGATTTACGAAGGTTGCTACTTGTCCGGCATTGATTATTCAGACGTGGATTATTCCGCATCTGAAGCGGTCAAGATCAACTTAACAATCCGCTTCGATCAAGCTCGTCAAGTTCTGCTTGCATCTGTTGTTGGTTCTGCTATTGGCGGTCTGATCAACGCATAATCATGAAGCTGGTTGAGATCCTAAGCCGTCCAGAGTTTCAACCAGGCTTGACTGACAATGTAAAGTTTGTCGGTAAGCCGAAACGAAACTTGAAGATCAAGCAACCAGTCACAAGAGATGTTGGTAATGATGGGATCGTTTACCTTGGCACCGATGCCATCCAACGATCCTTCTCAAGCGATCAACCTTCGAAGGTAAGAAGGATAAAGAGACCACGAGGCAAGGGAGAAACTATGTGGCTGGACAACCCTACCGCTACTCCATGCTCTTCATGTGGCTACTAAAGGAATTCATCAATGGACTTGCTGCAAGAACTACTATCATTGACCAAGCTTGACGAAAACGTGGTGGCTGACAACCACTTCGACCGTCTGAAGGCGGCCTTCGAGGAGAAGGAAGCTGAGCTGACAGACATGTTGGATGAGATGAAGGCTCATATAGAAGCTGGAGAGTTTCATGAGGCAAAGCAGCTCGCTAGAAAGTTCGAAGATCTAGCCCACAAGACAAACGAGCTGGCAAACAAGCTGGCAGACATTAAGTAGGAGCAGGCAGATGGCC